CGGTCTTTGGCCACGGAATGTGGTGGGAGGAATACGCCGACATAGACGTTAGCACTCCCGCTGAGATCTCAGCAGACAAGCAGTGGGCGGGACTGGAGGCCAGGGCGAAGGCTCTAGGCTTCACGACCGTTGACCGATCACGTGGCCTAGCTACTGCGGAATACGCAATCAAGCAGGAAGAAGATAAGCGGCGGTTGCGGGTGGTGACGGGGCGATAAATATGAAAGAACAGATCACTTGCATTCACCCGATAACTGGCAAGATCGTTGAGGCGTTTAAATGCAACGTATGCGAGGAAGTGAAGCCAGACTTCATGCGGTCGAGGTCTAAGGGGTGTTATTGCAAAAAATGCAGCACCAAAATGCGGAAGGCGGCGCCAAGTTATGCAGAGGAGAGAGTTAGAAGCATTAAAAAAAAGCGCGCCTTCTTTTGGTTTGGGACCAAATGAACATGACACCAGACGAATTTGAATACTTCACCGAGCGGGCGGGGATCTTCGAGCACGACGCCGGTATGCTCAGGATCGACGCGGAGCGCATGGCGATGGAACTGGTGATATCACGGCGCAATGCCAGGATGACCGGCAGGGAGCAGGCGAGGGAGCTGGCGCGGAGCCTTAAGGTAAAAGGTTTTACCTTAGTGGAACTCCTGCTAGTGATGCTCGCGCTGTTCTGCCTTGGAAGCGTGGCGATAGTGGCCTATGCTCGGTATCTGGGGTGTACGTCGTGAACCCTGACCGGACGGGCCCAGACTTGCAAACCTGTGCCATATGTAACCAGTCAGGTTACGCTCCAGAGCTGGTGCCGTACCTCAAGGTAGAGGGCAAGGGACACATATGGGCGCATCCGATGTGCAAGTGGGCGACAATGGAAGCCAAGCGTGCGAAGGATGGCATTCCCGAGAGGCATGAACATGGCGACGGTATCTAGCTCTCAGCGTGTCCATGTAGGCGGTCAGGGCACGCGCATGAGCCGTACCTGCCACAAGTGCAAGAAGCCCAAGGCCATCGTGGGCGGGACGTGCCAGCCTGGTAAGGGGTTTACCTGCAAGGACTGCCGTGGCTAGGTTCACCATTCACCGCAAGGACGCCAACGAGGCCGAGATCATTTCTGCCGTGAAGCGTTGCGGGTGCTGGTGGCGTCAAGGCCCACCGCTGGACGGATGGTGCTGGATAGGCAAATGGCAGATGTGGATGCCGGTGGAGATCAAGATCCCAGAACGCGAAGGGCACAAGGACGAATACACCGAAGCCCAGCGCAAGTTCTTCAAGGAATGCGAGCCGCGCAATGCGCGGTATTGGGTGTGGAGAACGGTTGCTGATGTTGTCAGGGATTTAGGTGGGAGGGGGTGATCCAAGTGGCGAAGAAAGGTAAAGGCGGAAAGGGCAAGAAGGGGTGCTGGAATGATTGATTGTTTGCTGTGTTTGTCAGGGATATTTGTGGAGGGGGCTATAGGCTACGTACAGCCCATTCCAGACGCGCAATCGTACTCGAAGCACGGAGAGCGCAGGGCGTGGCACTATGACCCCCAAGAGGCTGCCAACCCAATGGGGAGGATTGCTGTAGGGCATGAGTGGGAAACGGGTAAGTTTCGCATCAGCCTGGAACTGAGGCACGAAAGCTGGATCGGGACCAGTCACGACTACGGGCAGAATAGCGCATGGGGATCGGTCCGCTGGAGGCCATTCCGGTGAGGCGTGATTTAGTGGTGGTGGTTGGGGTTTTGCTTGTGATTATGGCCGCTGCTGTCTGGATACAGGCTCGGTATCCAGAGGTGCGGTGCATCAAGCACGCTGGGCATAGTTCGCCATACGATTATCCATTATGGTGCCGCCAGTGAAGCGCTTCCCGTTCCAAACCCTGCGCAGGCGGTGTGCGTGTTGCGCCCAATGGAAGCCGGTCAAAGGGGGCAGGATGAGCGGTAGCGGGAAAGGCAATGCCAGACGGTTCACCTGCATTGATTGCTGCTGACTGTTTCACGTGGAACCAAAATATGAAGCCATCAAGACTCGCCTACGGGCTTGGGGAGGGTATTGTCGTGGCGGGGTATACCTTGGGCTGCCTAGGAGATCCGTACTACAGCAGTTCATGGGGCGCGGCATTCGACCTCCGCCCCTCGATAACCTTCCCCCAGACATTCAAGAAATTGAGGATGCCGTCAGAAAGGCCCCTGACGAACACAAGCGGTTACTGGTCACCGTCTACTGCAAGGACGGGACAATGAAAGAAAAGGCCATCCGGTTAGGGGTCAGCAGAAGGGCGTTGTTCAGGCAACTAGATAATGCCGTCATGACAATTGCAGTTCTTGTGGGTTATTGACATAGGCACCCAAAAGTGGGAGATTTAGCTAGAGTGCAGATAGTGCGCTTGAGAATTCCCGGTTGCTTTACAACTCCCGAAGCAACTGGATGGCTGCCCCTCACATCGAGGGGCTTTTTTACATGAAGGCATACGGCGGCAGAGGTCCGAAACCAGGGCGGCATTACGTCACGATGGCGAGAAAGCCTAAGCGTAATCACCCGTGGATCAGGATGAACTGGCTCTCAAGGCGAGAAGCCAAGAAACTAGTTGACTAGACAGCAAAAGGAACGACCAAGCCGTAAGGCAGTCGCGAGTTCAATTCTATGAAATATCTACTGTTGCGGAATTGAGACAATGGCCGGCGCTCCAGTAGGGAATCAGAATGCCAAGAAGGGCCGCATGTGGGCCAAGGCTCTAGAGCGTGAGGTTGCTCGCCTTGAGTCAGGAGACCTTGAGGCCGGGCTTGCTCGCATTGCTCGAAGGGTTGTGCGGGTAGCCGACCAGGGGGATGAGGAAAAGGCCATTTGGGCGTTCAAGGAGATTGGAGACCGTCTAGACGGCAAGCCCGCTCAGGCTATTGTGGGGGATAGCGATGCTGATCCCATCAATGTAGTGGCCAAAATAGAGAGAACCATTGTCCACACTAAGGATCGAGACAGCGGCGGTATTTGAGCCGCTTCTTGCCAAGGCCCGGTACAAGGGCGCATGGGGTGGGAGAGGTAGTGGCAAGTCGCATTTCTTCGGTGGGCTGCTAGTTGAAGATTGCCTAGCTGAACCCGGGAACAGTGGCGAGGGGATGCGAGCGGTATGTATCCGTGAGGTCCAGAAGGATCTAGCCCAGTCATCCAAGCTGCTGGTCGAGAGCAAGCTGCGAGAGATGCGGCTAGGGGAGGTAGACGGGTTCAAGGTCTACAAGGACCAGATATCCACCCCCGGCGATGGGATCATCATCTTCAAGGGGATGAACGATTACACCGCTGACTCGATCAAGTCTCTAGAGGGGTTCAAGCGGGCGTGGTGGGAAGAGGCCCAGACAGCCACGCAGCATTCGCTGAACCTGCTGACCCCGACCATTCGCGCAGATGGATCAGAGAAATGGTTCAGCTGGAACCCCAGGCGCAAGACTGACCCCATTGACGTGATGCTCCGGGGTGATGAGCCACCTGCTGGTGCGGTCATAGTCAAGGCGAACTGGCGTGATAACCCGTGGTTCACGGGTGAGCTGGAGCTAGAGCGGCAGGACACGTTACGCCGGCAGCCTGAGCAGTATGACCACATATGGGAGGGTGGGTATGTCACGGCCCTAGAGGGGGCGTATTACGCCAGGTACATCATTGATGCTCGGCGTGAGAAGCGCATTGGCAAGGTCCCGCCAGATCCGCTGCTGAAGTATCGGTTGTTCTTTGACATCGGAGGAACGGGAGCCAGGGCTGATGCTGTAGCGATATGGGTAGCGCAGTTCGCTGGCAAGGCAGTCAATGTGTTGGACTACTATGAGGCGGTAGGGCAGCCTCTAGCTACGCACATAGAGTGGATGCGGGAGCGTGGGTATCACCCCGGGACTGCGCAGATATGGCTGCCGCATGATGGTGATACAAAAGACCGGGTACATGATGTTTCGTACCAATCCTCCTTGCGGGCGGCTGGATACAACGATGTAACGGTTGTCCCCAATCAGGGGGCCGGGGCCGCCAAGCAGCGAATAGAAGCCGGCAGGCGGCATTTCCCGGCCCTCTGGTTTCACGAAGAGAGAACGCAGCCCGGGATTGATGCCTTGGGCTGGTATCACGAAAAGCGAGATGACGCTCGGAACCTGGGGCTGGGGCCTGAACATGATTGGTCTAGCCACGGGTCAGACGCCTTCGGCTTAATGTGCATCTGCATTGACCGGGTGCGGTCAGAGGCCAAGGGCTGGGGGAAGCTCAAGTACGACAACAGAGGGATTCTTTGATCCTAAATCCGGCCGCGTCCCTCTCCGCGACGGGTTTGGCCCCCCTATGGGGGCATTTATTCCAAGGTAGTGATGAAAGCAATTCGCAATGCGTTGATGTGGGTTTTGGCCTTTCTGTGGGCATCTGCCCTATGGTCTGCGGAGGTGTCGGTTACCCCGACGCAGTACGCCACGGGCGGCTATGCGACCATCACATGGTCAGGCAATGGCTGCACTAAGGCTTCATCGCCTGAATACCCAGTGTGGAACGACACCCCGGGCGATAACGGCGGTCGGTCGGTGGCCCCTGACGTATCTACGGTGTTCACGCTGACGTGCTCGGATGGCTCTGCCAGCGCGTCCCTGACGGTAGGCAATGCGCCCCCTGTTGTGATGGGACAGGGTGGTGCGCCATCGTGTTACCCGGACATTGTGATTCCGCTGCGCGTTCGCACGGTCACGATCCCGGCGTTGCCCAATGGGGATAACCGTCTGTCGCTGTGGACCTGCAAGACGGCCACGGGCTACAAGAACGAGCGCTGGAGCTGGAAGATCGCTGACATTGCGCCGTGGTTCGAGCAGGCCCTTGGCGGCGGATTGGATGAGGCTGCTGCGCGGCAGTGGTCTATCGCCAACAGCGGCGCACCGGATCGGGCGTACTCGGCAGAGCTTGAGCAGTTTGCGGCTGTGGCGGTGGTTGCTACGAATGGCCCCAGCACCACAAGGCCGGTCTATCCTCTGAACCCGGACGGTACTCGCGGCACCACGGCGCTTACTCAGCGCGTAACCGTAGGCAGTCCCTGCGACATTACCCGAAGGGTTCAGGGGACCAATTACTACGCTGTGGCCGGAGGGGTGGCGCTGTGCAAGTTTACGGCACCAGCCGGGATAAACGAGTGAAGCCATACGCGAGACAGACCGCTGTGATGCGCAGGCCGCCTATTGGGTGGAAGCCCGCGCCTGCCGGCACGTTCTCGGCCATGTGGTTTACATGCTCTGGCATGAAGCCGATCAAGGTAGGCGGTTAAGTGGCCGTTGCATTCGATCCCACTGAGCGCATTGGCAGGGTAGGACTTGCCGCCCGGGGCAATGCTGCTCGGGGAATACGTTTCGGTGGGGCGGGGATAGGTCAGCGCATCAAGACGGACATCACGTTCGAGCTTGACCCGACATGCCCAGACCAGCTCGGGTTCGTATTGCCGAGGGCTGCTCAAGGCGACCTGGTGACGGCGGGAGACAAAGCAATCATCCAAGGCGCTGCGCTGGATGTCGAGCTGTACACCCGCATGGGTGATGAGCTGACGCACAGCGAATTCCAGTTCGATGTGATGCTGAAAACCCGGCCAGCAGCCAGGGCTGCGGCATCGTTCGAGATTGCGCTATCGAACTACGACAAGTTCGACTTCAAGCAGATTCCCGCTTTCGCCCCGGTGTCATCTGAGATCAAGCGTGGGCAGTTGTGGGAATACACCTACGATCGTGCCGCGTACCTGCTGGACCAGAAGGGCGTTTCCCCCGGCATTGGTCGGCAGGCGTGGCATCAGGGCGGCTGGACGGTCTATCACAAGACCTGGAAGAACGAGCGCAAGAACAGCATCTATTGCCGCATCAGCCGGCCCAAGCTGATCGCAGCCGATGGGGCCGAGTCATGGGGCGCGGTCAACGTCGCAGGCGGGATGCTGGTGTACGAGTTCGATCCGCTGTTTCTGGCGACCGCAGCGCTGCCGATTCGGTTGGACCCTACATTCGGTGATACGACTAATGGGCCGGACACGTTCCCAGCGGCGGATGGTCGCGCCCTGCTTTCATCGTTCGCGCTTAGTGAAGCAGGAACGGTCGATAGTATTCATATTTATACCGGCGGCGGGACGGTAGGGCTTAAGGGCCTTGTATATACCGCTACAGCGGCAACAACCCTCACAAGCCGACAGGTCGTTTCTACTGCTGGCTCGAACGCTTCGACCCCGGCATGGCGCACGCTGACGTGTGCATCTGAATCTCTTGCTGCCGGAAACTATGGGATAGGACCAGTCGCCAATGGCGGCGTGAGCGATGAGTATTACAAGGACGCATCGGGCGGCAATGACGCCTGCATGGCGAACGGCACGCTTGACTACGCGAGTCCACCTGCGACATGGCCGGGGAACGACGCCACTTATGGCGGACAGGTCAATGCGTATGTGACGTATACCGCTGGCGGCGGCGGTGGTGGTGGAATTCTCGCTCGCTCGCCGTTCATTTCTCCGATATTCACAAGCAAGGTGTTTTAGCCATGGGACGGTATCTCGGCAGTTGGAAGCTTGAGGATGTTGTCTACGTCCCTGTTGTCACGCATTCCGTTACAACGGGCGCGGCGACAGATTCCGACGCTGTTCCCACTTGGCGGATGTACGAGAACAACACCTCGACGCCGGTCACGACTGGATCATTTACCGCATTTGATACGGCGAACTCAGCCGGCCTTGCGATGGCTGCCATTACTCTGGCAGCGGCATCGGGGTACGAAAAGGGCAAGTGCTATAGCCTGTATGTTCAGGCCACTGTTGCATCGATCATCGGTGCGGACGTGCACAC